GTTTTATATCATAGTTTGTATAATCTTTCTTTTTGTCATCATAGATTATTTTTTTATGTATTTAAAGTGGATTAGATATTCTTGTTAGTTCTCTAGTTTCTGTATCAAAGATATGAAAACCTTTAGGGCATTCATAGTCTGACCATGTCATTTCATATTGTGTACCAAGATAATAGATATGACCATCATCTGATTTTTTATGAAAGTGACCTGACATAACCTTTTCAAATCTTTTAAATATAGACTTATCTAAACCATGGTCATTGAAATGGCCATTGTGCATTTCAAAACCTTTTACTTCTAAATGACCCATTGCAAAGGTAGCCTGTGTATTCTCTATTGTTCTAATACTTTCTGCCTCATTGTCATCACATATCCATGGTATAAACAATATAGGTAGACCATCAAAGTCAACAGTAGTTGATTGTGTGTACACTTTGGCGTCTTTACATATATCAAGGTTTTGCATAGCATTGACCTCGTTTGTATTCTTATAGTAAGTGTCATGGTTACCAATAATAATATGTGTATCAATACCTTGTTCATCTAATCTATTCCAAAATACTTTTTTAAAGTTGTGTGCTGTATTGTGGTTGATAAATTTTCTTCTATCTACCACATCACCTAGATGTATTAATGTTTTGATATCATATTGTTGCATATATGGAAAAAACAATTCGTTGTAGAATTTGTTTTGAAATTCAATAAATGCTGGCGAATCATTACGACACCCAAAGTGAGTGTCATTCAATAAGGCTATTTTCATTATCTTTTTTTCTTAGCTAGTTTCTTTTCTTTCTTAGGTGGTTCTTCCTGTGGCATATTCTTTTTAAGAAACTCTGTAAATTGATTCTTAAAATCTCTATCCTCACCAGGTTGTAATGTCATGTCATCATAATTAGATTCGGCAATCATTCTTTGTTTAATGATTACTTGTTTCTTTTCTTTTTGTATTCTTCTTATGAAAGCATAATATATAATTTGTGTAAAGTAAGCAAACGGATTGTTTGATTTCTCTGGATTAAAGTTATTTAAATATTGTAAACAGTTCTCAATACCATCACTAATCATATCATCTCTAAATGTATAGTTGATAAAATTAGGTCTGTACGATAGGTGATTCGCAATCTTTAAAAAACATTCTCCGACATAATCGGGTACTCTAGGATTTTTCTTCCCAGCCTTTTGAGCTTTATCAACAGTCTTTTTATACTCGACCATAGCGGCCAAGAATTCTTTGTTGTTGACATAATGCTCTGATTTTTTTTTAGTTGTTGCCATAATATCCTCAGTTTGTATCTATAATACTCTAAGTTGACTAAATTGTCAAGCCTAGATTGTTTTTCATTTCATTCAATTCCACGGTTGACAATATATTTTTTTGGCGTATAATAACGGTGTCCGTTTTCAGAAACACCTTTAAGTACCTAATGTATTGTCGGGTCATCCAAGTCATCATCAAACTCATCAAAGATTTCATTTAGTTTTTTATTTTCTTCGGGGGAGAATTGTTTTTGATGATAACCCTCATCTCTCTTAGGTTTATCTAAGTTGTCATAGTTCTTAATAATCTCACCATAACTACCACTCATTTCTAGCGAGGCGTTAGTGATTGTCATAATCTTATCTTTTGGTATAGTAATGACTTTATCACCAGTATAATTAGTCCAACGAATCAAAGCAATGTAATCTCTGAAACCAGTTGGTGTCATCTGTGGAATATATTTAATCTGTAAAGGTTTATCTAATCTGAGTAATGCACCGGTGTCCGGTAACTGTTTGTCACCAGTCGGTAAAACAGTAACAATGTCGTCACCGTTAATTAATTTTATTATTTTAACTGTTTGATTCATTGTTTAACTCTATGTTGTGTATTTCATAATCAAAGTCTTCTTCACTATAGATATTTATCCTTTCTCTAAAGTGATTAAGTGTGTAGTTCTCTTTCTCATTATATGTTAAATCATCTGCAATATCATATAGTGTAGCAGAGCCGTTGTTATCTTTTAATCTTAAACCACGACCAATTGATTGTAAATTTCTTATTCGAGATTTGCTAGGACTACTAAAGATGATGTTGT